GACCCCTGTTAACACTTCGACCATCTTCTCGTTGCGACTAGTACTGAACATAGTTCCAAGACTACCTCTTAAGTTAAGAGGGGCGAAGTGTCTGGATCTTCAAGGGGCCAATCTAGTCAGCCTGATAGCAAGGTGTGAGCCATAGGCGCGGTTAAACAGCCTTAAACACCATTGGTTTTGTTCCCCATGACCTTGCTGGTGATCCCTTTCGGAAACCAGCCCCCTTTACCCACCCGTGCACGCACCTTTTTCTGATACTGCTCAGGGGATAGCACCCTGGGCGTTTTGTGGCGGTTGCCGTTGCAGTGCCGACAGGCGGCCACGATATTGGCGGGCTGGTTCGAACCGCCGTCGCTGCGTGGCTGCAGATGTTCCCCCGTGCACTGCAATAGCCGGGCTTCGGCAGGGGTGAGGCGATATTGCTGCATCAGTGCGGCAGGGGAAGCTTCCCACATCGGCAGTCCGCAATAGAAGCAGTGAAAGGATTGACGAACGGCAGCTTGGTGGCGTTGTTTGGTGATGTTGCCCATGGTCGTGACCTCAATCAGTTTGATATTGAAGTCCGTCACGGTATGGATTGGATGATGGCCGGACGGACTTCGGTTCAAGTTGAAGTCCCGTCGGCCTGACTGGCTCAGAGCGGGTACTGACCGGCACAACCGGATCAGCCTTACACCGCTCTCCACAGATACAGCGGCACACAAGTAATAGCGTGTTTTTTACTGATTGTAAAGTCATCAAGTTGGGAGATTAAACGTGATACCATAGTCACAAACAGGTCCAATTTTGAGAGATTATGGAATATAGAGTGTCGGTTATTGTGGTGCGGTTATAACTATAAGCTTCTACCAAAATCATTGGTGGGTTAGGAGATATTAGTGTTTGCAAAGTTTAAAATAACGAAGATTGCTGCTGTATTTGGAATAGGTTTGTTATATTCCTCTGCGCAATGGCTTGATAGCTTGGATAAGGTATATGAAGGTATTACTACACCTACATACAATTTGACTCTATATCACTCCGATGTTCATGGGGAATCTAAAACTTACCTTGTCCCATCTAATGAAAAAGAAAACAAGGCTGATAGTATTGACTTGTTGTCTTATGTGTATGTTTTGTCTTTAGGTGTTGTATTTGTTGGGGATGTTAAAAGAGGGGTCTCTCGACTAATTGGAGGGTACTCTCAGTTGAAAAATGAACTGAGTGAATTTGACTTCATTGAAAACAGTACATTGAGTGGCAATGTAATTTCCTCCTCATTTAAGGTTCTGGTTCCAAATAATATAATCGATATCGGATTGTTGAAGGATGCTTTAGATAAATTCTCTGTGTTTTATATCTGGCCCGATGGGACAAAAACTTTGAATCTAGTCTCATTGAGGATGGGAAGTGGAATTGAAAATAGCATAAAATGAAATTGTTCATTAACCCACCATAAACCCATCCCCCTTCATGCCGCCGCACTATGGCGGCATGAACATATCCAAGACCCCATACTCAGCGCCTTTCGTGGCCATCCTCCAAGCCAACCCCGTCAGCGGGGAGCGGCTGGCGGTGCTCGATGCGCAACTCACTCCTCAAGGCGATGGCTGGTACCAGCTGCTGCCGGTCGGCCCCTTCAAGGCCCGTGATGGTCGCCCATTCGATGTGGCGAGTGGTCACTGGCAACTGGACGGGCAGATCGCTGCTGCCCTGATTGCCCGTGCCAAAGCCCTTGGGCAAGACATCCTGATAGATTACGACCACCAGACCCTCAAGACGGACCAGAACGGCCAGCCTGCCCCAGCGGCTGGCTGGTACAACGCCGACGAAATTGAGTGGCGCGAAGGGCAGGGCCTCTTTATCAAGCCGCGCTGGACCGATCGCGCCTCTGCCCTGGTGGCTGCCAAAGAGTACCGCTTCCTGTCAGCCGTTTTCCCCTATGACGCCCTCGGGCGCCCGCTGGAGCTGCGCATGACTGCCATCACCAATGATCCTGGTGTGGTGGGCATGCAGGCGCTGGCCGCTCTCAGTGCCTTACCCCCCAAGACCAATCAACCCGGCCAGTTGGCCACTGTACCTAAGGAGAGACCCATGAACGAGGCAATGCTCGCCCTGCTGGCCAAGCTAGGCATTCAGGTGGAGGAGGGCAGCGAGCTCACCACCGAACAGGGGCAGGCTGCACTGTCGGCCCTCGACACTCTGAAAAGCGCGGCAGGCAAGACCGCCAGCGCCGAAGCCGCCTTGGCCGCCCTCAAGGCCCAACCGGTACAAGAGGGTGGCCAGATTGACCTGGCCAAGTATGTGCCGGTGGAAACCTATAACGCCCTGGTGACTCAGGTGGCGAGCTTAAGCGCCAAGGTCGAAACCACGGATGCCGCGACCCTGATCAAGGAAGCCCGCACCCAGGGCAAGGTGGTGGCCGCCGAAGAGGAGTACCTGACCGCCTACGCTGCCCAGAAGGGGGTGGCAGCGCTAAAGGCTCTGCTGGAACCCCGTCCGGCGATTGCCGCACTGGCCGCCAGCCAGACCACCCAAGTGACCCTGCCCGATCGAGCGGGGAATGCGGTGCTCTCGGCGGATGACAAGTACGCAGCCGACCAGCTCGGTATCAGTTACGAAGAGTTTGCCAAGGCAAAAGGCCGGTAGGTGCGATTAGCCGCGCAGCGGCGTAATCGGACGAACGCGACCGCCAGACCAACCTGTTTATCCAGAGAAGGAACACCGCTATGGCCATCATTACAACTGCGTTGCTGCAGTCCCTCTTCACCGGCTTCAAGAAGAACTTTGAAGACGCAAAGGGGGAGGCGCCGACCCAATACACCGAGATCGCGACCGTCATCAAATCGACCACCAAATCCAATACCTATGGCTGGCTCGGCAAGTTTCCCAGTCTGCGCAAGTGGGTCGGGGATCGGGTGATCGAGTCAATGAAGGCGCACGGTTACCAAATCGTCAACGAAGACTTCGAGGCCACCGTGGGGGTGGATCGCAACGATATCGAGGATGACGAGCTGGGTATCTATGCCCCCCTGTTTCAGGAGATGGGTCTGGCGGCAGGGGTACATCCCGACGAGCTCTGCTTCGGCCTGCTCGGGGCTGGCTTCACCACGCCATGCTACGACGCTCAGTATTTCTTCGACACCGATCACCCCGTCTATCCCAAAGCCGATGGCACCGGTACCCCGGTAATGAGCGCCAACCTGGTGGTGGATGGCGCCTATGCCGGTGAGCCCTGGTTCCTGCTCGATACCAGCCGCGCCCTCAAGCCCATCATCTTCCAGGAGCGCAAGGCGCCGCAGCTTATCGCCATGACCAAGATCGATGATGAAGCCGTGTTCACTCGCAAGGAGTTCCGCTACGGGGTGGACTGCCGCGATGCCGCTGGCTTTGGTTTCTGGCAGCTGGCGTTTGCCAACAAGCGGGCGCTCACCCCCGACAACCTGTGGGATGCCTTCTCCAGGATGCGGGAGTTTCAGGCGGATGGCGGCCGCAAGCTTGGTGTGAAACCCACCCTGCTGGTTGTACCGCCTTCCCTTGAGAAGCTGGCAACCCGGATGCTGGAGCGGGAGCTCTCTGATAGCAGCAGCAACGAGCTCAAGGGCAAGCTGAAGCTGGTGGTGGCTGACTATCTGTAAGCCACCCGTGCTGTTTAACGGCGAGGTTAAACGAGCCAGTGCGGGTGTTTAACCCTCGTTTAAACAGGATCCTGGAGTGAACGAGACAGAGGGAAATATGAGATGGAACAGGCTATTCGAGTTGGCATTACATCAACGCTTCGTCAGGTCTATTTCCGAGCGGGCTTGGCGATTGATCCAGGCAAGTCTGAGATGGCGGTGTCGCCTCTGCAGTGCGAGACCCTGGAGGCCGATCCGCGTCTGGTGGTCGTGCGGCTGGCTGAGGATGCCGAGCCTTCGCCAGCTGACCCACCTCAGACGGGCGGGGTGCTGGACGCAGCAATGGGTGGCCTGAGCACAGAGCCCCAAAGCAAGGTGCCTGCTGCCAAGCCCGCCAGTGGTAAGGGTAAGGGCAAATGAGCTACGCCAGCATCAATGACATGGTGATCCGGTTTGGCGAGGCGGAGCTGCTGCGCCTCGCCATGACGCCGACCGGCGAGCTGGATCAGCCTGCCATCACCATCGCCCTGCAGGACGCCGGAGCCTTGATCGATGGCTACCTGGCTGGGCGCTACCCCTTGCCGCTGGCCCATACCCCGAGTGCCCTGGTACCTATCTGCGCCGATATTGCCCGTCACCGCCTCTATGGCGAACAGGCACCGGAGCAGATCGCCAAGCGCAACGAGGCTGCCTTGGCCTTCCTCAAGTTGGTGGGCAAGGGAGAGCTGGCGTTGGGCCTGGCGGTCGATGGTGAGCAGGTGGAGAGCCAGAACCTGGCCCAGTTGCACTCTGATGGCCGTGTCTTTGGCCGAAGCAGTGGGGGCTTTCTATGAGCACTCAAGCCAGCACTTCATCCCCCGAGCTCGACTACCTGGCGGCTGGTGAGTGGCTGCGCGAACTGCTGCTGCCATTGAAGGTGAAAGGGCTCAAGGAGGTGTTTGTGGCCACCGACCTGGATGCGGTGGCTAACCTGGGTCAGCACACCCCGGCCATCCATGTGATTTACCAGGGCGAACGGGAGAGCGACACCACCCAGTCGGGGCGGCAAAGCGCGTTCGATCAGGTCTGGCTGTTGGTGCTGGTGCATCGCGCCAGCCCGAAGGAGGCCTGCGCTGGTGTGTGGATGGGGCGGATGCTGCAGGCCGTTGCTGGGCGGGCCTGCGGAGACAGTACCTTTCGGCGTGAAACCGCATCGGTTCGGCCGAGCTATAAGGGCGGGGTGGCGTATCTGCCCCTTGCTTTCAAGACGACAGTGAAATTCAAGGGAGAACGCTGATGAGCGAAACATTGCACCTGGAAGGGGATCTCTATATCGAGACCTTCACCAACAACGTGTCGAACGGGGTGATAGGCCCGGTGGACGTCAACAGCCTGGAGGTCAAACCGGACAGCGAGAAGATCAGCATTCCGAGCAAGCGCAAGGGTAAGCTGGGTCAGGCACGGGAGACCTACTTCGTACCCAAGCCCGCCACTGTCACCATCAAGACCAGCGAGATCCCGCCAGTCCTGCTGGCTGCTGCCTTTATGGGGCTGGAGAGCCCTATCAACCAGGGGGCGGGGACCCTGACCGAGGTCCCGCTGACCCTGCCGGCCCATCCGAAATGGTTGTCACTCGGCAAGACCAACCTCTCGGCCACCGGCCTGGTGGTGAAAGAGGGTGCTACCACTCTGGTGCTTGGTACCGATTTCGAGATCAACTATGCTCTGGGGCTGCTGCGCGCTACCAAGGCGGGCACCGTGGCAGACGGTGGGCCGGTGACTGTGAGTGCCAGCTATAACGCCGTTACCGGTTCGCGAATCGCCGGCAATGTGCAGCCGGAGGTGAAAGCCAAGCTGGTTCTGGACGGGCGCAGCGTGATCGGTGGCGAGTCCATTACCCTGACGGTGCCCCGCGCCTCGCTTGCACCCAAGAAGGCGGTGGACTTCCTCAGCGACAAGCCCATCGAGATCGAGCTAGAAGGGGAGTTGTTGGCACTGGACGGCGAGACCGCCCCCTTCTACGTGGATCGGCCGGTCACAGTGTGATGCTGCATAGCAGAACGGCGGGGAGACCCGTCGTTTAATCTATCTAATAGTTGCAGAGTTAATCATCATATTCATCCAGATAAACTCTTTTTTTACGCCCAGTTTCTGAGCAGCGTTCGTATCGATGAGGTCGATGTACAGGATCTTCTTCACCGAGATATGTGTAGTGAGACTTTTCAGTCTGCGAGTTTTTTATTCTGTTTATGTTTGCAGTGCGGGTTTGAGACCGTTTTTTTCTTGCAACAAGGTGCCATAAAACAAAAGCTAGTATGAAAATTAAAAAATAAAGCAACTCAAAATCCTCTTGTGAAATGCATCTGAAATTCGTCATAAGCCCCGATATCTTGCCATCCCTTTACCATGGGGCATATCTGATTCTGATCAGAATGCCATAGTGGTCAAGATTACCTGTAGGGAGGTACTGGTGGTGTTGGCGGGTGGAGCTTGTTTTTAGCGCAATGCCAGCCGCTTAATCATGGCCAGTGGCTGAGATGAGGCAGAAAGGGGGAGGATGGAGTTCTCTAACCATTGCCAATCCAGCGGCGGAGTGCCTTCCTTGAACTTCTGGTATGGCACGCCATCCTTGATGGTCAGAAACAGGGTGCATGGCGTGTCCGCACGACAAATGTAGCGCACCATCACTTCTCCCTTAAGGGATTGCAGCAGATGTTTCAAAATCGGCAGTCCATGGACAGTCTGATGCCCACCTTCATGCCAGACGCCAAATTGATACATTCCTTCCATACCCTCTGCTCAATTAAATCTGAGTATTGATTCCCTAGGCAAACTTGCCACTGTCAGAAATGACAGGTCATTGTGTCGTCAGTTTTGGAGAGTTCAAACTGACTTTGCCCCGTGCCAACTTGTCCCCCAAGAAGGCGCTGGATTTCCTGAGCGACAAGCTCATCGAGTTCGAGCTGCTGGTTGTGGATGGCGAGACCGCCCCTTCTACGTGGATCGGCCGGTGACTGATGTTACAGGGGAATGAAAACGGCGGGGAGACCCGCCGTTATAAATATTTTAAATAAATTGGAATTCAAATTAGGTTTTATTGTATTGATGGGATTGCAATGAATGGGGTTAGCTAATTGCAAAACCAGCACCACAATGTGATAAAAAACAATTCCTCATTACATTTCCAATTCCAAATTTGGTTTCATTTGCATTAAACTCAAGGCCTGAATTTGCAACGATGTTTGTAACTTCTACAGCAGTAACTGGGAGTTCTATACGCCAGTCGCCAACTCTGGCTTTTGGATAACGCTTCTTAGCATCTTCAATGGTATTTATTTCGAAAAATTCAATAGACACCATATCCCCGTTTGGATAACTAATTTTTACTCTTTTTGCCGAGGGAGGACATTCAATATCTTCCTCATTGCCAACATTGAACCACTCATTGTTCGTAATGTAGGCTCTTGGTAATCTGCTTGTTGACAACATGTGAACATTTAGTAGCAGGTAATTGTTTTCGTCTCTTTCAAACCAGATTATAGGTTGTTCCCTGAACATGAAGATAATTGGAGTCTCGTAGTAAAAATTACCTCCGACGACAGCTAATATACGGTTTCTCATCCAGTTAAATTTACCGCTAATCTGTTTCCAGTTTTCTTTACCTGCACGTTTGAATTCATGCAGTTGTGCCGGAGTGAAAGCACCATGGTCTGCTTGTATATGATGTTCTCTGCATAGAGCAATCATACCTTTCGGGTTATGATGGTTTTTTTCACGCCAGGGAGGATCGAAGTGATGCCACTCTAAGTATGGTCGACCACAGTTTGGAACAGGGCAGCCAAACCCAACTTCTTCGCGCAGAGTCTTCTTGACGTCTTTCGGTGGTTCTCTATTCATTTTTCATCTCTTTTAATTGTTCAACAGCTTCCCGTGGTGTAAAAACACCAGAGCCAACAAGTAATACACCGAGCAATCCTATACATATAATGCCAGTTATTGTTTGGTTATCGAATTTCTTATGCGCCGCTGTAGAAATACCAACAACTAAAAGCATGCCGGAGACAAATAAGAAATTAGAGGCTTTTGAAGAAATTGGTTCATAAAATGCCAGCACAGATAGAAGAATAATAAATAAAAATGAAAATCCTACTAAAGTTATCAATGTCCAGTCGAGTACCCAGCTCTTTGATGGTGAGCTTGGATTAACTTGTGCATGAAATAAACCTGCGTCGAAACCGTGGTTTGCAGCATAGTTATTTATTTCTCGGATGTCTGCAGCCAACTGTTTAATCTGGTCAATCGGCAGTTGTGGCTTGCCACTCATGAACTCTTGCCCCCCATTGATGTGGAAACCACTCGCTCAACATCTTGGATTACAGCGTTTCCGCTCCATGAGTTCTTGTCATCTTCTCCCTTGATAACAATGACTCTATTTCCTTCAAGGTAGAGATTCGTACCACTAAAGTGAACTTGTTCAAGGTTGCCACCTATCATTCTCTGTGGAATGTCAGAAAGAACTTCGCCAATTGAGCTTCTAGGCTTGTCGAAGCGCTCTCCCGAAACTCCATTTTTATTTAGGTGAAATTCAAAAACTGCGCCCTCTTGTTCTACTGGATGGATAACAGTTTGGATCGATATTCCTGGAGAGAGGTAACTCTCGATGTGTCGATTAAAAAGCTCTGAATATTTCTTAAGTTTTGCTCTTTTTTTCACCGTTTATTCCTGTAAGTAGCATGCGAGTTTTAGCAACTGTTTTTGATCTTTTAAACTATAGACTTGCCCCGAATAGAGTAGTCGAACCTTTACGCCATTCCTGTGGCATCCATCAGTAATTCACCATAAATCCCACCACTCTTCCACCCCTTTATCATGGGGGATATCTGAATCTCTCAGGAATGCCCCATGTCCACCTCTAGCACCCTCAAACTAGCCCTGGAGCTGGCGGCCAAGGTCACCGGCCGGGAAGACCTGGCCGCCTTGGCGGGTGAGGTGCAGGAACTGGGCCCTATCTCGGACGAGACGGCCGCCGAAACGGCGCAACTGGCTGAAACCCTCGAATCGCTAAGTCGCCAGCAGGCGCTGATCCAGCAGTTCAATGACTCAAAAGCCGCCCTGACCCAGCTCGAACTGGCGACGGTGCTTAGCCGTGACAAGCTGGAGCAGTTGCGCCGTGAGCAACAAGCGGGCAGCGGCGATGCCAAGGCGCTGTCCGAACAAGAGCGCTTGCTGGCCTCCGAGGTCAAGCAGCTGGAGCGCCAGTTAGTCGCTCAGTCCGCCAGTCATACTCGCTTGCACGCAGGACTCAAGCAGTCCGGGCTCGATACCAGGAACCTTGCCCAGGAGCAGCAGCGCCTGCAGCGTGAGCTGACCAAGAGTGTCGCCCAGACCGAACGGCTGGGACGCGGATTAGGTCAGGGCAGTCAGCAGGCCGGTGGCTTGCAAGGGGCTATCGGTAGCTTGACCGGGCGGCTGGTGGCGCTGGCGGGTACCTGGTTCGGTATCCAGACCTTCACCACCCAACTGATGGCAATGTTCCAGACAGGCGATCAGGCCGAGCGCCTCGATGTGCAGCTCAAGGCAGTGATGGGATCGATTGCCGGTGGCAAAGAGGCGTCAGCCTGGATCCAGGACTTTGCCAAGAACACCCCCCTGCAGCTCAGTGAAGTCACCCAGGTGTTCGTGCGCCTCAAGGCGTTCGGCATCGACCCCATGGCGGGGGCCATGCAGGGCATTGTCGATCAAGCGTTCAAGTTGGGCGGCGGTTTTGAAGAGGTGCAGGGCATCTCCCTGGCCCTTGGCCAAGCCTGGGCCAAGCAGAAGCTGCAGGGTGAGGAGATCCTGCAGCTGATTGAGCGGGGCATGCCGGTCTGGCAGATGTTGGAGCAGGTGACCGGCAAGAACACCGCCGAACTGCAGAAGCTCTCTGAGGCAGGCAAGCTGGGCCGCGAGACCATCTCTGCCCTGATGAACGAGATTGCTGCCCAATCGCGCGGTGCAGCTGCCAACAACATGAGTCTGCTCTCCGGGCTTATATCCAATGCCCAGGACAACCTCGCCAAGTTTTACCGGATGGTGGCCGAGAACGGGGCGCTGGCCTGGCTCAAAAACCAGCTGGCCAGCCTTAATGCAGAATTTGAGGCGATGGCCAGGGATGGCCGCCTGCAGGAGTGGGCTCAGCGCCTCTCCGATGGCTTTATCTCCATGGGGGAAACCCTCAAGTCGCTGATCCAGACCCTCTATGAGTGGCGCACCGCGCTGACCGTGTTGGCCCAGGCTTGGGTCGGCCTGAAAATCGCGGGCTGGATGGGTGATCTGCGCAGCCTCTACGCCCAATTTATTGCCATGCCTGTGGCGACAGCGACAGCAGCAGGCGGTATGACGACAGCGGGCACGGCAGCAGCCGGTGCAGCCATCGGGGTCAGGGTGCTGGGCGCTGCCGTCAAGGGGCTACTGGCCGCCGTGGCGGTCGAGTCCATCATCCAGATCACCCAGTTTGCCTCTGCCTTGCGTCAGCTGGTGCAGGCTGAGCTGGCGCTCCGGGAGGCGCAAGCACTGCGCTCCGAGACTCAGGCCCGCCTCAATGGTCAGTTTGCCGCCCTGTCAGCCGAGCTCGGCTTTGCCATCACCAGCATGGCGGATCTCGATCGCCTGGTCGCCGAGGGGAAGGTGCATTACGACGATGCCACCGGCAGCTGGCGACAAGGCGCCGCCGCAGTTAAAGCACTGGGGGATGAGGCCAAGAGTACCCGTGATTATCTGGCAGAGATCAATGCCGTGGCCAAGCAAACCGCCGCCGATGGCCCAGCCAAACTGGCAGAAGCGTTTAAGGTGCTCGGCCTCGATTTTGAGCAGGCCAATGGCCGTATCGGTGCGGGCTTTCAGAAGACCATCGGCGCCCTGGATGTATTGGTGGCGCACACGGGTGCCAGTAGTGCCGCCATCGAGGAGGCGCTGGCCGCTGCCTACAACAGCGCCAAGACCACCGCCGAGATCGATGCGGTGATCGAGCGTCAGAAGCAACTGGCCGCCCAGGGCAAGATCACCGGCGATGCGCTGGCTCGCTCCATGGCCATCGCAAGCGACGCCATGAGCAAGGTAAAAGGGGGCAGCGGGGAGGCCAAAAAGGCAGTGGCGGCCATTGGCGATAGTTTTGACGAGGCCGCCGCGCGGGCCAAGGGGGCGACCGATGCCATGCGGGCCGGGCTCAAGGGCGTTCAGGACGAGGCCGAGCAGACCAACACCAGCCTATCCAGTGGTGGAGGGGGCGGCAGTGGCAACACCCGCACCGTCAATGCCGGGTCTTTCTATTACAAAAGCGTGGACATCAACAGTCTGCGCGGCAATGCCGATGGTCTAGCCAACACGCTTGCCGGCGTGGAAGAGGAGCTGGCTCGCTACAGCCAGAAGGTCAAAGACATTCCGGCCTACAGCGAGTGGAGCAAGTATTACGGTGAGAAGTTCCAAAAAGAGATGGAGGCGATGCAGGCCCGCCTCAAAGAGGAGCTCAACAAAGCGTTGGCCAAGGATAGTGCCAAAACCAACCAGGCCGCAGCTCAGCCACCGGCTCCGGCTGTAGAGTCATCTACCCCCAGCACCAACACCCCAGGGACACGCAGGCCCTTGTCCGAGCGGATCACCATCGAGCTCAAAGGGGCGGGAGGCTCGGCCGAACTGCAGGCCGATGAGGCCAATGCGAATGCCCTGATCTCACTTCTTAAACAGCAAGGACTTCGCCAATGAACGTGACCTTAAACAGCGTGCTGCTGCCAGATGATCTGGTCTGGCGCGACGAGTTCGAGTGGGCACCGGTCGAGCAGGTGGTGACCCCGACCTTGAGTGGCGCCCTGTTGGTGGAGGAGACCGCCAAGCCCGAGGGGCGGCCGCTGACTCTGAGCGGGCATTGCACCCGCGCCAAGGTGCAGGAGCTCAAGGCGCTGGAGGTGCAGGTGGCCCAGCTGATGACGTTGACCCTGCTCGATGGCGTGGCCCGCACTGTGGTGTGGCGCCGCCCTGGCGTGGTGGCCACGCCACTGGTGGAGATGGCCGACCCGGAAGGGGGCGACCCCTATGCCTTGACCCTGAATCTTACAGAGGTAACCCCATGACCATTCTCTCTGGCGATATCGTGTTGTTGGCCAGCCAGCGCCTGGTTGATACCGATGACGGCGGCGGTCGCATCACTGGCCGCGAGATCATCAGCGGCAACCATAACAGCCTGTTCCCTGACGTCAGCGATATGGATCGGGCCTATGGCACCGTGAATATGCGCAAGGCGTTTCTGGCGGTGCAGACGGACGGCACCGACACCTACTATGGCGCCAACGCCATGGTGCTGCTGCCGCCCAGTGATCCCAGCGTCAACCTGACGCTGATGACCACCAAAGACCACAACGATACCAGAGGCAACGCCCGCAACACCCTGGAGCGCTATCAGGCCCGAGGCCCGAAGTGGCAAGGGGTGCTCTACGATACCCAGCTGGAAGGGCAGCGGGCGATCCGTATCCTGCAACGGGTAGAGGTGCGGTTGCCGGAGGTCGGGGAGGTGTTGGTACTGGTCGGCAACGAAGGGAAGGGGAACGAGATTGAGCAGTATGTGCGGGTTGACCGGGTAACCGCCGAGCTGCGCAAGTTCGGGGTGGCGGGCTACCAGGGCGAGTTCACCCGCAACGTGGTCACTTGCGTGATCACTGACCCGCTGCGCTACACCTTTGAAGGGGAGCAGCCCAGCCCCTATGACCAGGCAACCACCAAGACCACCCTGCGGGAAACCGTGGTGGCCGATGCAGCCAACTACTTTTCGACCACCAAGCTGGTGGCGGATGCGGCGCTGGGTGCAATGCGGGTGCAGGCCAAGACTATCTTCACCCAGCTGGTACCCAGTGCCCGCAGTGAAACCCCTGTGGTGGATTTGACCGCTGCCGGTGAGCTGGGCGCCCTGCTGGAATCCGGGGTGGGCAGTCCCCACACTTTCACCACCACCTCACCGGTCAGCCCCAGTCAGGGGCTGTTCCTGGGGATTGGGGCCATGCCGGGCAGCGTATCGGTCACCATCGGCGCGGCGGTGATCACCGATAAGGGCGGCGAGCTGTTCCTGGTTGGTACCGTGGTGGGGGCTATCGACTACGGGCGCGGTCTGCTGACCTTCAATAGCCAGTGCCCGAACTACGGCGCGGCCAGCAAAACCGTGAGCTTTCGCCCGGCAGTGATGCCATCGCGCATCGCTGATACGGCCCAGATCCAGATCGCCGCCAACAATCGGGGCTATGCCTACACCGCGACCCTGCTGCCTACCCCTTGCCCCGGTTCGCTGACCGTCAGCTATCTGGCCCAGGGCAAATGGTACGACCTGAAAGACAACGGGCGCGGGGAGCTGTTTGGCCAGGACAAATCCTATGGCTCTGGCCTGCTCAACTTCACCACCGGCTCTGTGGTGCTGACTCTGGGGGCGCTGCCGGATGTGAACAGCGCGATCATGTTCAGCTGGGGTACCAAGGTCTCTTACCTCAACCGCGCCAGCATGGTGCTGGATCCGGTGCAGCTGACCCATAAGCTGGCCCATGAGGGGATCACTCCCAACAGCCTGACCCTGACCTGGCAAGCCGGTGGCGCGACTAAAACCGCCATCGACAACGGGGCTGGCCAGCTGACCGGCGATGCCTCCGGCACCATCAATTATGTGACCGGCGATCTGGCCCTGCGGGTGGCGACCCTGCCGGATGGCGGCCAGGAGTACCAGGTTGTTTACCAGTATGGCGACCCGGACATCCAACGCTTTGACTACCCAGCCCGCAACCCGGACGGGACGATCACCCTGCAGCTGGCCAAGCAGAACCTGACCCCCCGAATGGTCTCATTGCGCTGGAATGCCCTTTATGAGGATGTGAAGGACGACACCGAACTGGTGATCGCTACCCGTGACCCGATCATCAGTGTGCGCGACAACGGTGTGGGCAAGCTGCTGGATGCGGCGGGGGTGGAGCGGGGCAGCGTCAACTACACCACCGGCAAGATCACCATCAAGCCGGATGGCCAGGGCGGCATTCCGAAAACCCGCTATGAGTGGCGCACCATCGGCACCTACACCGATAGTCAGGGCAACACCATAGCCCGCCAGCGCTGGACGTTGGTTGAAATCTACTACGTGCAGGCGGCTTACCTGTTCCCGGTGGACGACAGTGGTTGGGTCGAGGTGGAGTACCGCAGCAACAATGCAAGCCAAGCGGGCCAGGACACAGTGACAGCCACCCCGCTGGTGCTGGATATCACCCCGCGCAACGGCGAGGCGATCCTGGCCAACTCAGTGCGCTTTGTCCTGGGCGGGTCTGTCTATGTGGACAGGCAAGGGATCCTCTATCGCAACATTGACCCCGCCACCGGGGCCGGTGAGCAGGCCGGGACGCTGGATTACGCCACCGGCAAGGCGACCGTCACGGTCTGGAACCCCGGCGCGGCGCCCGTGCCTGCCCTGAATTCGCTGGTCACCAGCCTGGTGGCCCAGACGGTGGACGAGGTGACATTCAGAACGCCGGGGGCACCCATTGCGCCATCCAGCCTCTACCTAAGCGGTAACACTGCAGACGGGCGCCGGTTCGAGGTGACCGCCAACGGCGATGGCACCATCACCAGCACTGACGTGACCGGCAAGGTGGACTATCAGACCGGGGTGGTATCGGTGCGCTTTGGCCGCTTGGTGACGGCGGCGGGCAACGAGGGTAAACCCTGGTACGACCCGGATAGGGTGGTCGATGGCAAGATCTGGCGCCCCTTGTCAGTGGTGGCTGACACCATCCGGTTTAATGCGGTGGTCTATAGCTATCTGCCGCTTGATGCGGATCTCATCAAGCTGGATCCGGTGCGCCTGCCATCCGATGGCCGGGTGCCCTTCATTCGCAAGGGTTACATCGTAGTGGTGCATTCCACCAAGCGCACTGCCTTCCCCATGGGAGTGCAGGCCGGGCAACAGCTCAACACCGGGCGCGAACGGTTGGCCTATTGCTGGGTGGAGGATAAGAACGGCAAGGAGTTGGCGCCGCAGCTCTACAGCGTCAACATGAACAGCGGGATGGTGACCCTAGCCAGCCCGCTGAGTCTGACCGGCTATGTGGAGCCGCTGAGCGTGGTTCACCGGGTCGAGGATATGAGCCTGGCCACCGATGTGGAGATCTCGGGCCGCATCACCCTGGCACGGCCCCTCAGTCACAACTATGAGGCGGCGGATACCCTGGTCTCCAGCGCCCTGATCATCGGTGACCTGTGGGCCCGCTATGGGTCGCTGTTCGACCAGCGCACCTGGACAAATAACTGGTCTGATTTTCTGATTGGCGACCCCTGCACGGCGGAATACAACGATACGGATTTCCCGATCGCGGTGAGCAACCGGGCCACCTTGCAAGAGCGATGGGCCATCATCTTCCAGACCACCACCACGTTTATTCTGGTGGGGGAACATGTGGGCCAGATTGCGGTGGGGGACGTGAATACCGACTTTGCCCCCATCAACCCCAACAACGGCCAGCCCTATTTCAGGCTTGACCGGCGCGGCTGGGGGGCAGGCTGGGCGGCGGGTAACGTGCTGCGGTTCAACACCTACGCCGCCAATTACCCGATCTGGTTTATCCGCACCATCTTGCAGTCGGTGGCAGCGGTGGATACCGACCGTTTCGAGGCCCAGCTCAGGGGCAACGTCAACCGTTAACCGGTGAGGCGTTGCGCCTTGCCCGTGGAGAGAAAAGCGATGGCTGAATACAAGGTCAAATGGTTCGCAAGCGAGATGCAGGGAGCACCCAGCTTAGGGGATGACAAAGACGGCGCCCTGGCGGCGCTGCTCAAGGCGGTGCTGGTCACCGGCTTTGGCACCCTGACCATCAACGCGCTGGCTTTCGATGTCGCCAAGGGGTGGGCGGTGGCGACCTTTACCGGTGGTCATGCCTATCTGCAAGACTCAGTTGTCCAGGTCGATGGGGTATCCCCTGTTGCCTACAACGGCGAGCATCGGGTGATGCATGTCACGGCCACTCAGGTCTGGTTTGAGCTGGATGCCGGGGATCCGGGGGCGTCGGGGTCTGGCGCGGCCATGACCATAAAGGTGGCGCCGCTGGGTTGGACGATCACCCACGAAAGCGGGGATGGAAAGACCATCATCGTGCGCCCCTCCAATGTCAGCGAGTCGGGGAATGTCAGCCTGCGTATCGACAACACCGGATTCAGCGGGTGGGCAGGGGTAACTTATCGCGCTTACCTTGCCAAAGTGGCGATGGTCGAGGATGTGGTGGATATCAACACCTACACCACTATTTTCGAGCACCGTTGGCCCGCCACCAAACGCTACTCTTCTGGCCGTTGGGATCTGATAGGCGATGCCCAGTTGTTTTATTTCCTACCCTATTACGGAGCCTATAACCGCCAAGCGCTCTACCTGTTTGGTTATATGCGAAGCGTCAGGCCGGGGGATCGCTATCACGCCTTGCTCGTTCACTACCCAACAACGAATGCAGATGAATCAGGACGCCGTTGGGACGTAGCCTCATCTTCATACTTTGCGTATTACAACAATGGCGGCGTATTTGATGTATCGTCACATCGCTCTATTGCTCGCCCATATCACCAGTTATTTGGCTCTACCTCTTGGTGGTTAAAAGGGTTGTTCGGGCGATTCGGTTCAGGGTTAAACGTACCCAATGGCCCTGACAACGGTTTTTATGTAAGCACAGACCCGATCATGGTGGTGGAAAGTGGCAACCATTTACGTGGTTATTTGCCTGGTGTCGTGTGTCCGTATGGCACAGTAGTCGGTTGGGATCGGAAAAACTTCAATAACTTGCCAGCCTTACCTGGCAAGTTGATTCGGTTTATCAACATGCAGCCACATGAGGATCCATACAATAATGGCCAGGTATTGATGGGGTTTGATCTGACCGGCCCATGGAGGTAAGTCATGGCAACCTTCTCACCGAACAGGGGCTTTTTAGTGGTTGTGCAATCCCAGTCTGGATCGGGAAATATCCCTTTTTACAACGTTGAAAGTTCGGACGGGCCTGATTGGGATGCCAATTTTGGCGAGACTGTAGATATAGGGATTTTCAAGTTTATCTACGGCTCTGGTGTTGGGGGGGATACGGGAGTGCTCCCTACCAAGACGATTTTCTTGGCTCTCAGAAACTACGTTTTCAGGTTGGAAATAAGCAACGGAAACTGGAATCCAGATTATGCAGATATGGATTTGGAGTTTCTGGATGGTGCCGGTACGGTACTGGCAGCAATTCGCACCCGTTATGATGGAGCCTATCGCCATGGAATTTGGTATGGCCAGAACATGGACAGCTTGACGAAGGCTGCTCAGTCAGGGGCATACCCTCTCACCTTTGGTGCCTTGAGCTTCACCGATAGCGCTTTAGTCTTTACCACTGACCCGGCGAGCAACCGCAACCAGTCGTTTAGTTTTGCCTGCCAACCGAAAAAATTTGCAGCCATGCGGTTTAGTAATCTCCGTGCCCAGTCAACGTATACAGGGACTGGTGTTGCTCATGTGCGGGTGATTATCCAGCAAAGCCCAACTCAATTTAATGGCGACTTTTCAGCACTGACAGCGGAGCAGTACACCGCCTTGCAGCCTGATTTGGTATTGCCAGCTGGTGCCGCTATTGCCCATCAACCTGGGGTTGGGCTGGTTGCTTCTGGCTCGGCGCCATCCTACGCCTGGGCTCGAAACATTTTGCCAGGCCAAACTGGAGTGCTGTTTGATGCGGCTGGCGCCGTGGTTGCCAAGCTGGCTTACCTCAATGGCGTGGCCAAGTTGAAGGTGGGGGGAGTAATGACCGAGGGAGCAACCGATGCCCCCTATCTGGGCTTGGCGGCCATCAATGGCCAGGTGTTCGGTTACTACCAGACCAAGGTGGTGGTGCGTTCATCGCAGTTTATTGCCCCACCAAAGAGCCGGATCTGGGTAGAGCTACAGCCTGGGCAGACGCTGGCCACCATAGGCACCGAGTTCACCCCGTTACTGCCCGAGTACACCTATCTGGTATATCGCCATACCATCACCGCCGTTGCAGCCAACCAAGAGTCGCGTAGCCAATTCCAGCCACAAGATGTGGCATGGCGTGGCGCCCTGCCGATGTATGCGGGGCCGGTCAACCTCCAGCAACAGACCCAATATCCGCTCTGCAAGGGGCGGGACTATTTCTGGATCCGCGATGGGGGGCGCAACGTGGAGCAGGGGTTTATTGAAAGCACGGTGACCATCAGCGGGATGGGAGTGCGGCGCCGGGTGCTCTGCTTCACCCAGGATGGCGAGCTGGTTGGCGAGACCTACAGCCGCGCATCGGATGGGGTCTATCGGTTCGATCTGCTGTGGCTGAACAAGCGTTATATGCTGGTCGCCCAGGATGACCCAGCATATGGCCCCGCCGACTATAACGCGGTGGCCGCCGACTATCAGGCGCCGAAACCCTACCCGCTTGGCGGTGGTGTGGCGCCTGCGCCGTTCCCCATGATTGCCCCGCTCAAGAGGAAATAACCATGATCTCCTATGCCGAAGGGCTGCGCACCAGTCGCGCCCAGCTGTTGGCCACGGCCATTGATACGGGTACCGGGGCCAGTGCCAAGCTGACCATCTACACCGGTACCAAACCGGCGCCGGGGGCGGCCATCACCGACCAGCTGGCTCTGGTGGTGCTCACGTTCAGCCACCCTTGCGCCAAGACGATCGCTGGTGGGGTGCTGACCTTGAAACCCTTGGCCGAACAGATGGCCACTGGCAGCGGCGCCCCCACCTGGGGGCGCATTGTTGACCGGGACGGGGCCTTTGTGGCGGATCTCGATGTAGGGGTGCCTGGCAGCGGCGCCGATCTGGAGCTGCCTGCAGCGAAGTTTTTTGCCGGTGCGCTGATCCGCATCAATACCGCCACCATCACTGAACCGTAACCGGGGGGCCATATGGCCAGAAAGGATGCCAGCCTAGAGCTGCGTAAGGCCCGCAGCATCAATGGCCAGCTGGAGCTGAACCAGTCCAAAGTGGTGCGCCTGGTCGGCATCCTGAATAGTACCAACTTGCCGCCGAGCCTGAGTGCGTCACCGGGTCTGGTGCTGGCATCGATATTGGCTGGCGCCCCGCATCGCACCCGTGCTCAGCTGGGCGGTTCGGTGGTGTTGCCGGGGTGGCTGAGCAGCCATACCCATAGCCGGGGGGAACTGGTCGGTGCGTTCGTCATTGAGTGCGCCATGGCCAGCACATCCCGCGCCCCGGTGCCGGTGGTCGCCGGGGAGTATGACCAGAACGTATTCCGGGGCCCTGCCAGTGCAATGGGGGATGCTTGGGATCGGGCTGATAGCCAATCCCAGCCCCTCAGTAGCGAATGGCAGAAGGCAGGCACCGAGCGGGCAACCAGCCGCTCCCTGTGGCAACAGGCAGATGCGCATCGGCAGCAGGTGGCTGAGCTGGGCGAGCAGATGCTCCAGACGTTTATGGCCAATCAACAGTGCTTTGCCGAGGGGCTGCCGGTCAGTCAGCAGAACCGCCAGGGCTATGACAGCCTGGCCGCTGGCCATGTGGCGAATCAGTCCCTGTGGATTGAGGCTGCGCCGGTTGGCAGCTGGCGCCTGGTCGGGTTCACCAACCCGCCGCGCTTTGACAAGGTTTGGCAGGCTGACCAGTGGCGAGAGGGTATCCCCATCGGTAAAGGGGTTGCCGCTCAAGCCTGGCACCACGGCAAGCTGCTGATAGAGGGCTGGCGTGATGGCTGGGATGAGGCCATCACGCCCACCTGGGGCAAGACGCAGCCGCCAGAACCACCCAAGCCACCCATCCGCCCAGATAAGCGGGTGCTGCGCTTGGCGTTCGGGCGTAAGCGCGACACGGCAGAGCTGGAGCTTGTCTGGCAGGGCAGTGATGCGGCAATCGTCATTCCAACCCGGAGGGTTTATCTGGTGAGCAATACAGCTAAGATCGTGCGGGTACGCGATGGACTCGATATCCCAGCTACTGCGGTGAGTATCGAGCTCGATACCGACTCCTGGGCGTGGCAGTTCAGTGCCCAGATCCCCCGTATCGCGGCGGCTGCGTTGACCGATGAGGAAGAGGTCAGCATTCATATCAACGGTCAGCAATGGGACTGCATGTGCGATGGTTGGCAATCTAGCCAGAGCTTTGGCCGCGAGTCGGCAACGCTGACGGGACGCTCTCGCACCGCTTACTTGTCGCCGACCCATGTATTGGCGCAGGCGGTGAGTGAGCGTGCTGCTGCGACCATGGCCCAGCTGGCTGCGGCCGTATTGCCTGTTGGTTGGACGTTGGATTGGCAAGCGGCTGACTGGTTGGTGCCTGCCTGGTTCTTTAGCCTGGATAACCAGACCCCGATCGAGGTGGTCAAGTATCTGGCCGAGGCGGCCGGTGGTTTTGTGCTGCCACACCAGAGCAACCGCCATCTGGTCATCAAGCCACGTTATCCCACTGTGCCATGGCAGCTCGATACTGCGGTGGTCGATGTGGCGATCCCCCGCGCCATCATTACCACCCTGGGCAGTGACTTTCAGCCGGGTCATGCAGCCAACGGGATCTGGGTGACTGGAGGCCATCAGGGCATCAGTGCGCGGGTGGTGCGCCAGGGGACGGCTGGCGAACAGCAAGCGCCGACTATTACCCACCCGCTGGTATGTGATGTGACGGCAGCCCGTGCCCAAGGTGTGGTGGGGCTGGCCAAGACCATGCCCAGGCGCACTCAGACCATCGAGCTGCCGTTGTCTGCTGATACCGGGCTGATCCTGCCGGGCGCATTGCTCGCAGTGGATGGTTGGAAGGGTTACAACCGGGGCGTCAGGGTCTCTGCTGCGTTGCAGAACAGGGCCATGACGGTACGTCAGCAGCTTACTGTGGAGCGATTTGTATGAATCTGTTTAAGCGATTCCTGGAGCTGGTACCCGGCGCGGATCCCTTGCTGGTTGGTACCGTGACCACAGTAGGTACCACAACGACCACTCTCAGTTCGTTGGCGGGTGGGACGGTCACAGTACGGGGTACCGGGGTAGCCATCGGCAAGAAGGCGTTTTACAGGGGAGGGGAGCTGGCCGGAGATGCGCCGGATTTACCGACCTATGAGATAGAGGTTTAATGCCGGTTTAACCGGCTTATCAAATTCAGTGATTGCGGTGCCATCAAGTTTGATAAACTACTGGGCTGGTAGTTTCTCATTTTTCCCGTAACTCTTTTTCATTTTCGGCGGCGGGCTACATGAATCTGTTCATTTTCCCCGCAGTTCAACACATCAGAGCACCCTATCACGGCAAGATGAGGTATCTTATGCACCGATTTCATCCATTTAACGGATCCGAGACCCCCATATGATTATCAAACCCAAGGTTCGCGGCTTTATCTGCACCACCACTCACCCGGTTGGCTGTGAGGCCAATGTTCGTCGCCAGATCGCTTACACCCAAGAGCAGGGCATGATTGCCAATGGCCCCAAGCGGGTGCTGGTAATAGGCGCCTCCACCGGTTATGGTCTGGCCTCCCGGATTGCCACTGCCTTTGGTAGCGGTGCTGCCACCATTGGCGTCTTCTTCGAAAAGCCGAGCAGCGAGACCAAGACGGGCTCCGCCGGTTGGTACAACTCAGCCGCCTTCGACAAGGCCGCCAAAGAGGCGGGTTTGTATGCGAAGAGCGTCAACGGCGATGCCTTCTCCAACGAGTGCCGCGCCAAGGTCATCGAGCTCATCAAGGCCGATCTGGGTCAAATTGATCTGGTGGTCTACTCCCTGGCCTCACCAGTGCGCAAGATGCCACAAACCGGTGAAGTCGTGCGTTCTGCCCTCAAACCGATCGGTGAGGTCTATACCACCACCGCCATCGATACCAACAAGGATCAGATCATCACCGCCACCGTCGAGCCGGCGAATGAGGAAGAGATCCAGAACACCATCACCGTCATGGGCGGTCAGGATTGGGAGCTGTGGATGGCGGCCCTGCGTGACGCGGGTGTGCTGGCCGACGGCGCCAAGTCCGTCGCTTACTCCTACATCGGCACCGATCTGACCTGGCCCATCTACTGGCATGGCACTCTGGGCCGCGCCAAGGAAGATCTGGACCGCGCCGCTACCGCCATCCGTGGCGATCTGGCTGCCAAGGGCGGCACTGCCCACGTGGCCGTGCTGAAATCCGTGGTGACCCAGGCCTCCTCCGCCATTCCGGTGATGCCGCTCTATATCTCCATGGCCTTCAAGATCATGAAGGAGAAGGGCATTCACGAGGGCTGCATGGAGCAGGTGGATCGCATGATGCGCACCCGTCTCTACGCTTCCGATATGGCGCTGGACGATCAGGCCCGCATCCGTATGGATGACTGGGAACTGCGTGATGACGTGCAGCAGACCTGCCGCGATCTGTGGCCCTCCATCACCAGCGAGAATCTCTCCGATCTGACCGACTACACCGGCTACAAGCAGGAGTTCCTGCGCCTGTTCGGTTTCGGTCTGGCCGAGGTGGATTACGAGGCGGATGTCAACCCGGACGTGACATTCGACGTGGTCGAGCTCTGATCCTGACGTAAGCGAAAACAGGGCCCCCTCTTTGGAAAAAGAGGGGGCTTTTTTTATCAACGCAATGGTGTTGCGGTGGTGTGGTTGCCTCGCACTATGGTCGTGAGAGGGATAGTGCCGCATTGGTTGCCAGCATCATGGCGCGTAAGATGAAAAAAAGGCTCCAAAAGAGCCTTTTTATTGCGATGAGTTGTGCTTACTGCTTGTAACCCTTGAGGAAGCGGGCGAGGCGGCCAATGGCCTCTTCCAGCTCCTCTTCACGGGGCAGGAACACCAGTCGGAAGTGATCCGGCGCCGGCCAGTTGAAGCCGGTGCCCTGCACCAGCAGCAGTTTCTCTTGCTGCAGCAGGTCGAACACCATCTTCTGGTCATCGCGAATGTCATACACCTTGGGATCCAGGCGCGGGAACATGTAGAGCGCCCCCTTGGGCTTGACGCAGGAGACCCCGGGGATCTCGTTGAGCAGCTCCCACGCCTTGTCGCGCTGACGGCGCAGGCGGCCGCCCGGCAGGATCAGCTCATTGATGCTCTGGTAGCCACCGAGCGCGGTCTGGATGGCGTGCTGCATCGGCACGTTGGCACACAGCCGCATGGAGGCCAGCATCTCCAGCCCCTCGATATACCCCTTGGCACGGCCCTTGGGACCGGTAATGACCATCCAGCCCTGACGGAAGCCGCAGGCACGGTAGGCCTTGGAGAGGCCGTTGAAGGTCACCACCATCACATCGTCACACAGGGTGCAGACGCTGGTATGAGAGATGTCGTCGTAGAGGATCTTGTCATAGATCTCGTCGGCGAAGATGATGAGGTTGTGCTGGCGGGCGATCTCGATCACCTCCAGCAGAAATTCGCTGCCGTAGACGGCGCCGGTCGGGTTGTTGGGGTTGATCAGCACCAGGCCGCGGGTGCGCGGCGTGATACGGGCGCGGATATCGTCGAGATCCGGATACCAGTCGGCGCCTTCGTCGCAGCGATAGTGCACCGCATGACCACCGGAGAGGGTGACGGCGGCAGTCCAGAGCGGATAGTCGGGGGAGGGCACCAGCATCTCGTCGCCGTTGTTGAGCAGCGCCTGCATCGCCATCACGATCAGTTCGCTCGCGCCATTGCCGATGTAGATATCATCGATATCGACCTTGCGCATCCCTTTTTGCTGGTAGTACTGCATCACCGCCTTGCGGGCCGAGAAGAGCCCCTTGGAATCGCAGTAGCCCTGACTCAGCGGCATGTTGAGGATCACATCCTTGATGATCTCTTCCGGCGCATCGAAACCGAACGGGGCCGGGTTACCGATATTGAGCTTGATAATGCGGTGGCCTTCGTCTTCG